ATATCGTTGCTTACTACAGTATCCACGTTTACTTTCATGTCCTTTCGTTCTATTGCTGTAGTAGACATATCTCCTAAGTAGAATGTAAAGCTATCGAATGCTCCTAAGTTGTTTTGAAAGATTAAAGTATTGGTATTGTATTTACAAGACTCCTCAATTACAAAGGTTCTAGTTTCAGATACTTGAGTCAAGCCCAATAACTTAACTACATACAACTCATAAGATGCTACAGAAGATGTAATAATAGGCTGCGCTCCTAGTGTTATATTGGTGTTATCTATGTTGTTTAGAGATGCAGGAGAGCTAGGTATAAATTGAATATCTGTAGCACCTCCTGTAATATCTATCTCAAAAGTATTAATAGTAGCTCCTGCGCTATCTTTTGTAATTACCGTACAATTAGATAGTGGCACAGCCTGCTTATAATATAACCATCCATGCGAGTCAATAGATACTTTGTTATTGTCTGGCATATTGGTAAGGAACTTCTTAGTAATACCGTCTAACTCGTATTCTGTTACGTCCCAATTAATGAAAGGTCGCTTTTCTAAAGAAGCATTAAAAGCCTTTCTACTTGAGTCTACTGTAAGGTCAGGATATTGTGCTACAGTTGCACCGTATTCCTCTCCGAATTTAACTATGTAAGAAAGTGAGCTATCACTAGCATTATAAGTTCCTGCATCTCCTGTAGGACTTCCCACGTTGCTAGTTAAAGCCGATTCTAAGACTCTGTGTATATCTACCTTTCCGTAATTGTCAGAAGGTCTAACTGGAATTCTTAGTCTTACTGTTTTAGTTCCTGAGCCATTTATATAGATGTCTACCAAATAAGCAAAGTTAGGCTCTGCTACATTAGTTGATTCTATTAGGTACTCCATTTTATTGTAAACAGGTGCAAATGTCTTAGGAGTTGCGAGTATTGTTATTGCCATTATTTAAGTCTTTTGAATGTGTCTGTTAATGCTATCTTTAAATCTCCTGCTGCTGCACTTGCTAAGTCTTGGCTGAGCTTATCTAGTCTAGTCTGTGTTACTACCTTGTCATAAAAGTGGTTGCCCTCTGTACCTTTCTCTTTCCAACTTCTAGCCATTGCAAAAGCCTGAGAGTCCTTACTACCTACCTTGTAAGTTTTCCTAGTTGCTAAACTTGTAAAAGCTGTGCCTTTCGGTAAAAACAAACCTTTATTATTCATCCATTGCTTAGCAAAGTAAAAAGGTATTTTAGAGCTAGACATATAAGAGTAAGGAGTATTTCTTTTCCTATCCGTTCCGCTTACTCCCTTGTTTACATAATCGTAATAATCTTTAAGTCTAAGAGTAAATACAAAGCCTTGACCGTTGATTATAGAATTAAACTCTATCTGCTCCGCTAAGTCTCCAGAAACATAAGCGCCATCTTTAACTAACTCAGCTTTTAAACTTGTCTGCATCTCATTACCAAAGTCCTCTAGTACTTGGGTTATTGTGCTATGCTTTGTTACTATTCCTTCGCTCATCTTCTTTTTAGTTGCTCCATTCTACGCTGTGCTGCTTCTGCTTTTTGTTTCTCTTTTACAAAGCTGCATATATTAAGAAACTCTATTACGTTCATTTTTTCGTAGTAGGGTCGTTTTGTAAAGTCTCCATTGCAGAGATTATCGAGGGTGGCAATCCAACCCCATCGCTCTCCAAATCCTTCGCTACCTCCAAAATCGCGCTCCTGCTCTGCTCCGTCATGTTCTCCAGTTTCTGATTCAAATAGTCCTGAGTACATTGCGTTAAGCTCGCTGATAGATTGCAAAAAAAAACCGCTATCGGATAAGCATCTTCTATTGACATGGTGTTTCGTATGTCATCTGCTAGGTTCCTAAAGTAGCTAGGCTCTATTGCCATAACCTTATTATTCTTGTCTACTGGAAAGATTACACTAGCTAGAATATCGGGCATCTGCTCTATATGTACATTTGGGTTATCCGCAAAGCCTTTTAGATAAGTAGTAAAGCTCATGTACTGACCTGCTTCTAAATCGTTAATGTGGTTTACTATTCCGTAGTTCTTACCGTTAATAGTAAAGTATTGTTTTAAGACTCTGCTAGGCTCTACTAACAAGTGGCTAAGGTCTACAGCTAGCTCAGCAGGCTTGCACTTTAAAACGTCCTCTCTCTTATTGAAAATACAAAGCAAGTCTATAGTCCTAGTAAAAGGGTTATCGTACTCAGCGCTACGAATTTTGTTTATCTGTATGTAATCCTTAACTAATACTTCTTTAAGGCTCTTAGGTATTCTCATATTGTCTATTGTAAAAATTTAGTTTAGTTGTATAATTTAAGCAATTAATATTAATTGAATTAGTGCATTAAAGTAATTAACGTTAATACACAAAATACTTTCCTGAGCTTTTCATAGTTTTTAAAGCGTGGTTAGTTATTGCTCTACTCATTACATAATCATCGTGCAAGCCTACAGGAGCTGAGTACTTAATTGCTCTAGTCTTTAAGTTGTACTCATAAGTAAATACTTCTAGCTCGTTTACTTGCCAGTCGTGTCCAATTATGCCTATATCTTTATTCTCAAATTTAACTATTAAGTCCTCTACTATATTTTGTTTGCTTTTAGATGTGGTAACAAATGGCTGTATTGAGTTCTTATTATAAGCTACTTTGTTTCTTATCTGCTCAAATATAGCATCTTGCGCTCCATTGCTTTCGACTAAGGTATTGGGTCTATACTTGTTTAACTGCTCTACAATGTTATTTATTATACTGCTCCATTCCATGTGCCTCCACCTTTCAGAATAGACCTCTATGTTATTTGAGTCTACAATAGTCAAAACAGTATAATCGTCTGAACGACCTAAATCAATTCCTGCATAAAGGCTAGACGTATTTACAGACGTTTTAACGCACTCTTGTATGTTTCTGAATACACTAGAACCATTATCTAAGAACTCGGCTAGGTACTCCTGTTTAAATACATGGTCTGGCAAGTTCCTTTCTGCTTCTCTTATTTCTTCGGGGTCTATAAATGGATTGTCGTAACTGCTACCTCTAAAACTAATATAGTTGCTATTGTGTTCGGCTAGGTTGAATAAATTATAGAATTGGTTTTTCCCTTTCGGAGTTGATAAGATAAGTACCTTTTTACCTCGCACTAATACGGTAGCTTTCAGGACTTCATTCCATGCTTCTGGTTTAAAGAATGCAAATTCATCGCAAATAAGAGCATCAAAGGTCTCGCCTCTTATACTATCATAAGCATCTGCTGAGTAGAACTGTATAGAGCTACCTGTAGTAAATTCTAGTATTAAGTCTCCTTTGTTTACATTGGTAATAAATGGACAGCCTATAACAGCCTTTTCTATGTCCTTAAATACTTTCTTTGCTTGTTTGTATATTGGACTAACCCAACCTATCTTCCAATGGTTATTTTCTAATGCCCATTTTATAGACTGATTCTCGCCTAGTGTTGACTTCCCAAATTGCCGACCAATAGAAACAATACAGTATTTAATGTCTGTGTCTAAGGCTTTGTGTATTTCCCTTTGCTTTGGGTGTGGTCTATATAAGTCTACCTCCTCCAATTAAAATAACTTACCTAAAGAATCTAATCTTTGTTTAATAATATTACAATACTCCTCCGACATTTCACTACCTATATAATCTCTATTATTTAGCTTTGCCATTTTAGCAGTTGTACCACTTCCCATAAAACAATCGTAAACTAAATCTCCTTCATTACTCCAACTTATTATATGGTCATTTGCTAATTGTTCTGGAAATGTAGCGGGATGCTTAGAATGCAATCCTCTGCTTTGATTATACATAAGCCAATAATTCCATCTTACACCAAACTCTTTTATTGGATTACCCGCACAACTTCTTTTTTTTCTTATTGTTCCATCTTTTTTTCTTTCTCCGCTATTGTCAACAAATCTACCAAATGCTCTATTTTTTTTATCCGCTATTAAATTTATGCTTTTTGGTTTTCCTTTACTTAAAATAAACATATATTCAAAACCATTATAATATCTATTTTTATCGGGAAAAGCTAATTGTTCCTTTGTCCAAATCATTGTATCGTGTAGTCTAAACCCACATTCCATAAAATATAACGCTTGTCTAAAACTTGTTCCCGTTTCGCTCCCTTTTATAGTAGCATCTCCAACAACCCACACAACTACACCCCCTTCTTTAGTTACTCTAAATAATTCCTTTGCTATGCTTTCAAAATCAAAACTATATCCGTTGTATGTTCTTAAATTGTCGTATGGAGGAGATGTAACTGTTAAGTCAATAAAGTTATCGTTCATTCTGCTCATTGTATCTAAACAGTTTTCATTGTATATCTTATTAATTTCCATTATCCCCAATTAGTTTTATAAGTTTTAACTGTATGGTTATGCTCCACTACTTCAGGCTCGTTTAAGCCCATCATTTTAGCAATGGATTCTAAAGCTCTTAGCTTGTCTGTATTCTTAGTTTGGTTCATTACCCTATAGAATGCTTGTTTGTCCTCCTTAGAAAGCGTGTTATCTGCTCCTAGTTGAAAGGTATAATCTGCATCGCTTATAATTTCTAAGTAACCTTTTAAGATAAAACCCCTGTCGATTCCATGAGATATGGATAGCTCTCCTTTAAGGTTTTGGATGGTTAGGGTTATGTTAGGTTGGTTTGCTAACTTAGAAGCCTCTACTTTAATCCAGTCAGCATCCTTCTTAGCAGGTTTATAAGCCTGTCTATACGCTTCTGTTTGATTCCCTAACGTAACACATAGCTCTGCAAATTTCTGCTCTTTAGGTGTAAGCTCCTTATTCATTGGTTTGTTTGTTTACGTTCTTATTACTATATCTGGCTTTAGTTTAATGCTATTTCTATTCCCCAATTTATCCATATAAACTCTATAGCTCTATATCCATTCAATGTCTTTGAGTGGGTAAATTTAACTGTTGGGATTAAGTAGATTTGATAACCTACATTAAAAAGGTTTATACTAACCATAGAACTCAGTCTTTTCTAGTTTAAAAGTTCCTTTGCCATTCTCATTAAATGAGCATAAAATATACTTCTTAGTCTCATAACTAATGTATATCTTCTTATCCTTGTATGTGTAATTTTTGCTCCAGTCCATTTCTTCATATTCTTTTACCATTCTGCTCTTGTCTATTTCTATTTAACATCTGTTCGTTTACCTCGCTATTGTTTACTACTTCAAATATGAAGTTACTGGGCAAGTATCGCCACCTTTGAATTAAAGAGGCATACTGTAGAGCCTTATAATGTTTACGTTTAATCTTCATATAAATTTATAAAATATACTTCTCCTTCTGTTTCTATAGTTGCATTCGCTGCCCAAATAGTAATATATCCATTCATATATTCAGTAACCATGTAAAGCTGACCGTCCTCGTGTACTTCTAAGCAGTAATTATATACGTTCTCCTCCATGCTCCTCCACTAGTCTATTGTATCCTGCTATCATTCTTTGATAGTATCTTTGCTTGCATATTCCACAACCTAGATTCAATCTTATATTTTTATCCTCCTCTATGTACTTAAGAAATAAGGTAGCTATTGCCTTGTTTATATTAGGGTCTCTACTTATAGCATTCAGCTTTTTATACGCTTTCAAATATGGTAAGTAGTCTTTTATCTCCTCAAATAATGGATGCTCTTGTTTTATTCCTGTAAATGGTTTTAACTCCTCTATTCCATGTGCTACATCGGGCATGGCATCCAACCACTCTAAGAGGACTTCTTTAGTCATTCCTTTGGTGTTTATTCCTAGCTTAGTAGCATAGCTCTTTAAAGCTCCCCATTTAAGTTTTCTGTAATCCATTAGTCTTGTTTTGCAAAGTATAAAAATATAACCATGTAGGAAATGTCTAATAAACAAATAGACAAAGTTAATCCAGTCCAAAAAGAAAGACAATAGGCACAGTTAAAAGGCTTCCCTTTATGTCCTTCTATTCCTGTTATGTTTACATCTTCAATCCTTTTAAGTAAAGGAGCTATTAATTTGAATCTATATTTAAACCCTTCTTTAATTGTAAAGGTTTGTTTAAATATACTTGTCCATGCTAAGATAGTCAGTATTGATATTATTATTATAATCATTTGTTGTTATTTCTTATTTTGTTATATATGCTTTCCATTCGTTCCTTTGCTGTTGCTCTGTGTATTCCTGTGTGGTCTGAGAATAGTTTTATAGATAAGTTTCTTTTTACTATTTCTTCGACCCAAATACGCTCCATTTCGTCTAACTGTTTCACTTGCTCTAAATATTCTTTGTAAACATTGTTACTAATATACGGAATATCTTTTAACTTTAAATAGTCAAGTTCTGTAGATTCTATCAAAACATTATCAAAGTGCAAGCGGTTAAACTCGCTCCCTGACAAGTGAAACATCTTATAAGCTACAACGAATATAAACCCATCTATTTTATTTAGGTTACTAGGCAGCTCATGAGTCAAAAAATATATGTTTACCTCCTGAGATAAGTCTTGCCAAATGTCAGAATGTTTGCAGATATTCTTACAAGCAGTTTCTATTACTTGCCTTTTTTCTTTTATAAACTCCTCGTTCACGTTTGCAAATATAGTAAAATTATTTAATCAACTACAACTATGTTTTTACGTAAATCATTCATAGATGTTTCAACTAATATAGAAAGTTCTTCTAGCTCATCTTCTGTAAAATTAGCCTCGAATTTACTCAGTAGGCTTGTGCCTTGTTTCATCCAGTTATTAAATAGCTGCTTTGCTCTTTGCTTCTCTACACCTATTAACATACTTTTCTGCTCTATAGTTGCTTTGAATAGTCCGATTAATATTAGCCATTCGATAGCTTGTTTATCTTCTAGTGTTTTCATAGTCTTTTGTTTATGCTCCTAAATCAAATATAGTTGTTTGAGCTGTCTGTTGTTTAATACGTTTTATACTCGCATCGAAATATTCTTTGTCTAATTCACACGCCCATAATTTAAACTTTCTGTTGTGGCAAGCGATAGCAATACTTCCTGAGCCTAAGTGGGTGTCTAAGATTCTATCTCCTTCCTTTGCGTAGTTCATTAAAAGCCATTCGTAAATTTTAATAGGTTTTTGTGTTGGGTGTATTTTTTTATTTGCTGGATTACTACTGCTTAGTGTTATTTTGCCTTCAAATCCTATGTAGTTTCCAGAATATTGATATTTTAAAATTTTACCAACATTGTTAAAACTTGTCCAAAAAAGCTCGAATGGTGCATATGTTGAAACAAACTGCATTTTATCCCAAACAATCCATCCTCTGCTATGTGGTAAATTAAAATAATTACCACCGCAAACTATTTGATTCTTTGAAACTCTAAATAATTCATTAAAATATTCTTTTGTAGGTACTTTATCCCATTTTTTCATGTCCATTAATTCCTGTGCTCCTTTATTAGCAAATGTTTTATCTACTATCCCATAAGGAGGGTCTACAATAGCTAAGTCGAAATAGTTATCTGGATAACGTGCCATTAACTCCATATTGTCCTCATTCGTTATTGTTATTTTATCTGTTACTTTCATAGTTGTTTAATTTTGTCCTTATAAATTACTTTCATTTCGATTAACTCAGGGATTGAATACTTCATGGGCTTACCTCTTAGCTTCTTTAGTTCTGCAAATCTACATAACCCTATTCTATTAGGTAGCCTTTCGGTATAATCTAATAATGCTCCATGTCGATGTTGGTTACAATAAACGCATTGCCCATGTATGTTGTCTGTATTGAACCTTAATTCAGGGTTTCCTCCTGCTGAGTAATAATGTCCTGCATCGTACTTTCCTAGTAATGGAGTGCCACAGCTTATGCACCCTTTGTCTTTATCTCTTAGCCTAACGTATTTGTTTACGATTACCTGAAGCTCTTTAACATGGTCTGAATATGTTTTTAGCTTATCCTTTAATACTTTCTTTTCTGCTTTCCATTCTTTGGCTTTTACTTTGTTTTTATATTCTAAAATACAGCTAGGCTCAAAGCATGTCTTTTGGAGGAAGTACTTAGGCTCGAATTTATCTCGACAAACTTTACAGCGTGGCATCTGCACAATTAAAATATTCTCTAATCTTATATAAGTCAGAGCCATTTAAGTCAAACCACTCACCTCTTACTCTTTTATCTTCAAACATCTTATGTAAGTCTTTTTCATCTCTTACTCTTGCCTCGTGATTAAACAACATCTCTATAGTGGGTTTTTCAGATTGTAAAGTCCTTTCTCTATACTGTGGGTTTTTTGACTGC